GTGACCCAAGAGCTACTATCAGACTACGGCGGTACAGACTCAGAAGGACGAGCGCTCGACACGTATATGATCGCTGAGTCGGTGGAGCTGGCGCTGTTCGCACGCTCTCCTGACATGGCGCGTGTGTACCATGTGCTCTGTAGAGCGTCTCTCGCGCTCGCTCGTAGACCAATGCACCGTGCTGGGTATCATGTGTTCCGATACGACGGCTCTGACCCGCTGACTCCCGAAGAGGAGCTCGCGAGCGAGGAGCTAGGGATCTATGTAAAGCGCCAGCGGGTGAGGGGTGAGTACCAAGTACAAATCTCTATTCCGCCGAACGCTGAATACGGAGACACATCGACATATGCACTTGATAATGTGCTAGTATTAAGTGACACATACACGACCGACGAAGGAATACAGGGCGGTGTCACACCTTCTGTCCCATCGAACAATTAGGAGCATTTATGCCTAGTTCATTGAATCTCAACGGCTTAAAGGTCTACCGTCCTGCGGTGTACGCAGAGATTGACGCATCTGCGCTCGGTGGACAAGAGGCGAGTACTGGTAACGTCTGTCTCGTCGGTTCTTTCCCTTCATTCAAGCAGAATGAGGCGCTTACCTTCACCAGCGCACAGAGCTTGGTACGGTACGATCACAGCGACCGTGAGCTCGCGCACATTGGTAAGGTGGCCTTCGCTCCTTCTCTCGATGAGCGCGTACCAGCAGGTGCGAACACACTTACGATGCTCAACGTGGCTCCTACTACACAGGCTCAGCTCAGCATTGATGACGCAGGTACGCCCTCAGCCCCTGCGCTTATTCTCAAGAGTAAGGTATGGGGTAGTAAGGGTAACCGCACACAGGTCACCATTGAGAACACGAGCACAGACCAAGTGAACATCACGGTCGTGCGTGACGGCGTCTCTGAGGTGTTCGAGGGCATCGAGAGCGACGATGTCGCTTCAATCAGCTACGAGGGCAACCTGCTCGATGTCTCTAGCATCGAAGGCAACCGCATCGAGGGGATCATCTACAGCTGGACACAAGAAGAGGCTATGAGCAACGGCGCTGTCACATTCGATGTATCTGACATCGTGGTTGACAGCGAGCTTACGCTGTCTCTTGGTAGTACGGCACACACAGCCGATGTGATTGTTACGGTGATCGGTGAGGACCTTAGCGGGCTCGCGCTCACCGCATCGTACACATTCTCTGCTGAAGACAGCGCAGATCAGAGCACATCTGCCTTCGGTAGCGTGTCTAGCATCGTGGCAAACTCGACGGACCTAGCATACACAGGCGAGCTAATTGTATCGGGATCTAAGACACTAGATCCTGCGGACTTCAACACCCTCTCAGAGATGATCGAAGCTGTGGATCAGTTCCCTAGCGTGTCCGCAGTCTACACAGCAGGTAAAGACTATGCACCTGACGAGTTCGATGCGTTCTCTGACAGCGACATCTCTGTAGGAAACGGCTCTGCGATTATCCGCTGTGATCTCGCGGAGATCATCGGTGCGCTGTCTAGCTCGAACCTAGTTAGCGCTGAGCGTGCCACAAACGGTATTCGCTCTGTGGCGCAGTCTTCTTCTCCGGTACCGCTCACCGCGATGCTGTCCGGCGGTTCTTCTTCTTCGGCGAACCTCTCTAACTGGACAACAGCGCTCACTAACATCGAGAGCTCTGATATTCAGATCATTGTTCCTTGGAGCGGGGATGAGGACGTACACGGTGAGATCAAGAAGCACCTGCGTAACTCTGCTATCGCAGGGCGTGAGCGCAACGCATGGATCGGTGCAGACGCAAATGAGTCGCTGACCCAGCTAAACACACGCGCTAAGAGCTCCAGTATGAACGACCGCAACATGGCGCTTGTTGGTCAATCTATTAAGCTAATCGACCCACTCGGTAAGACGGTGACCCGTGATCCCATGTGGCTCGCGCTTATGCTCGCGTGTATGCAAGCAGGGACGCCAGTCGCTACTCCGTTGACCCGTAAGTACCCTGACGTTGTTGATGTCCTTGGTCAATGGGACGGCAATAAAGATGCAAGTGAGGCGATCCGAAAGGGCGTATGTTCATTGTGCTTCGGTCCATTCGGCTGGAGGGTCGAGCGCTCAGTCACCACATGGCTGAAGGATGACAACCCGATCTACAGCGAGGTCAGCGCCAACGAGAGCATCAACGCCAGCGTAAGGGATCTCCGTGGCGCACTCGACATCTACATCGGTGACGCTAACCGTTCAATGACCGCAAACCGCATCAAGAGCATCGTCGAAGCTCGGCTGAATCGCCAAGTGCTCGACGGTGTGATCAAAGCCTTTAAGGACGTAGTTCTTGAGGACCTCGGTGACACGCTGAACGTGAATTACACAGTCGCGTCGGTTGAGCCAATTAACTTCATCCGTATCACAGCATCTGTCGCTAGGTTCTAAGGAGCAGACCAATGGCTAACGTACTCAGCGCACCACGCGCAAAACTGATCATAGACGGCACCGAGATCGGGTACGCATCTAATATCTCTGCCACAGAGAACATCGTGCTCCAGCGCGTCGATGTCCTCGGTGACATTGACTCTAAGGAGATCGTACCTGTAGGTCGCTCTGTCAGCGTACAGGCGGGCTTCGTTCGTATCAGCGGAGAGTCGCTCAAAGATTTAGGTATGATTCCACGCGGTGGGACACTTGAGGTGTTAAACTTTGCAGAGATCACCATCGAGGTCTATGACCAAGTAGGTGACTTCCCAGTATGGCGCATCGAAGGCTGTAGAGCCGAGAGCCGTAACTGGACCGTACAAGCGGGCTCTGTGGTAAGTGTGAACGCCAGCTTCCAAGCCCGCAGGATCTATGACGAGCGAGGCTAAGTAAATGGACCTTAGAACACTAGGACAAGAAGATACAGAGGTAGAGCAGACAGAGGATCAGGTCACGCTGGTTCCCCGCGAGATCACGCTCACGCTAAACTACCTCGCTCCTACGGGAGATAAGCATCAAGCAGTCCTTGTGTCTAGGGTCCCTAACGGCGATGAGCGTATCTTAATTGATCGGAGGACCGCTGTACTCTCAGGAGCACATTGGGATCACTTATCAGAGTACGCTCGTCTCCGTTGTTCTGCGCTCGCGCTCGTCAGCGTGCAAGTAAGAGACATACCTGACTGGTTGAATCAATGGCTGACAGAGGACGATGAGCTCCTGTGGACGGTGAGAGGAGAGTGTGAGCGTCACAGCTCGGCTTGGTTTCGCTCAGCTTTGGGATCGCGTGCGGGAGATGAGACAGCGACACGAGTTTCGTGTTCTTCAAAGCACCTTGCCTCCTTTGATTCCCAGTCAGTACGATCCTCTGAGGCCGACACTAAGTGACGAAGATCGCTTAGAGCGTTGGTTGTTGCTTCTCGATGACGAAACTTATGAGCGCATCACTAGTCCACAAGCTACGATAAAAGAAAAGGGACCCTCCGAAACAGGGGACACAGTCGTAGATGAATGGGAACGTGAGTTTTGGGCACGTCAGCGAGGTGAATAATGGCACAGCAGAGACATAGCTCAGAGATCGTCCTCTCGATTGATGACCAGCAGGTACAGCAGTCAATCAACCGAGTTACGCAGAGCGTACAGCGTATGCAACAGACGGTCACGCAAGGTGTAACTGGGGCCATAGACGGTGCGGTGCCTTCAGGGGCACAATCACGGTCTACTGCGCCAGCGCTTTCCGGTGCTCCTGTCGTGCCTCCATCTGCTCCTGTTGCACCTCCCCCTGTAGGAGGCATTGGTGGAGACGGTGATGGAGGCGGAAGAGGCAGTCGCATACTTAGTGGACTCGCGAGAGGCGTCCCGTTCGTAGGTGGGTTGATTAGTCCGCTCATATCCGCGAGGAGACGTAGAGGCGCACAGGCACAGAACCTTGAGGGTTTACTTACAGAGTTACAGCTCGGCGGAGGCATTACACAGACAGCACAGGCTCGTGGTATCGGTGCGTTGCTTGGTTACGGTCCCGAACAGGCTCTTGGTGTCGCTCGCTCCTTCTCACAAATGACGCAGATGCGAGGTGGGGCACAGCGTGCGCTGACAGATGATAATCTAGGGAGCCTGTTTATGGCAGAACGCCTTGGTATCGGCGCACAGGCGATTGGTGGCTTTGCGGGTGGTGGCGCGTTTGGCGGAGGCGCACAAGGCACGATTGCACAAGAGACGCTGACAGCGCTCAAGCTTGCGGGGTATGCGCGACAGACGATGGACCTTAGTGGCACAGGTACAGCTCGCTTCTTAGCGTCTATCGCACAGGCTACCCAGCGCATGGCTACACAGGGTATGTCGATAGATACAAAGAGCATTGGTGCGTTTGTTCAGGGGGTGGATCAGTCCGCGAAGAGGGAACGCTTGAAGGTAGTACGGGGTGAGGGCGCAGTAAGAGCTACGCAGGTCCTTATGGGCATGGGCGGAGGTGCGCTCAGCGGTTTTAAGGGACAATTCGGCGGGCTCGGTCAGGGCT